AAATGTAATACTTGTCGGAATAGTCGGTGCTGGTCCAAACGTAATTGTCGTTGTAATCGTCGGTGCCGGTCCAAAGTTAATCGTCGTCGGAATTGTGGGTGCCGGTCCAAATGTAATACTTGTCGGAATAGTCGGTGCTGGTCCAAACGTAATTGTCGTCGGAATCGTTGGTGCCGGTCCAAATGTAATACTTGTCGGAATAGTCGGTGCTGGTCCAAACGTAATTGTCGTTGTAATCGTCGGTGCTGGTCCAAATGTAATACTCGTTGGAATAGTCGGTGCTGGTCCAAACGTAATACTTGTAGGAATAGTTGGCACAGGTCCAAACGTAATACTCGTTGGAATCGTTGGCACAGGCCCGAATTCAATCAATGTCGGGAAGGTTGGCACAGGCCCGAATTCAATCAATACCGGAAAACTTGGGAACGGTCCAAATTCAATCAATATTGGAAAACTTGGGAACGGTCCAAAATCAATTTGTATTGGAAAACTTGGGAACGGTCCAAATGTTATAATTTCTGGAATAACTGGAACATCCACAAATGTAATGATAGATGGTATATCAATTGGTGGATCAAAGGTTATTACAGATGGTATTTCTATGTTGCCAAGTGGCCCCAAATTTATACATGGCGTCACTAAAGGTGGCGGCTGTATAGTCAAAGATGGCAACGGCAAAGTTGGTATTACTACAGGTGGAATTTCTGGAAGGTCTGGAATTTTAATTTCCAGAATATTATCTTCTTCCTGTATTTTTGGTTCTGTAGATTCGCCTCTTTCAATGGGTGTTTGAACTATTGTACATTTTTCAGTTGTAACCGTAACAACAGGATCGACTTTGGCACTAGGAGCATATCTATGAGTTCCTGTGGTGCTACTTGTAGTGGAAGTGCCATCTCCAAAATCTAATTTGAATCCCGTGTAAGGACCATCTATTTGAATGTCAAATGTGGCCAAAATGCCAGTAGACGGATTATCTTCATCAACAGAGAAAAAGAATGTAACATCAGGGCAAGTGAAATCATCAAAGATTACATCTAATCCTTGTAAGTTTCTAATTCTCCAATCTAAAGTTGCTTGTTCTATGGAGAAGTTTTCTCCAACAAAATCTTGAATTTTTATAATTGCATCAACAATTTGATTGTGGTGTTCGGCAATTACAAAACCACGAACTTCAGAACCAGCTTTATTAAACTTTGTTTGTTTATTGCCTAAGTTTCTAGCACACTTTTTGAGTTTATTGACTTTTCCATAAGCGTTTTTTTCCACAGAATCATAGTAGAAAAGCTCGCCTTCTATGTTGGCGAATCCATTATCTGCCCATATTTCGTTTTTATCAGGCGCAACCGCTTTGATGGGAATCTCTTCAGCCCACGGCGAATTATCAGCGGTAGTCACTGTTTCTGATGTGTTATACACCAAAAACAGTGTATATTCACTGTCGTAGTTTTTTGGATAAATCGGTATTGGGGGAAAGTTATTCGCCATCTAAACCTTCATTAAAAAATAGTCATATTCCATTGATCTCCTACAGGACGGGATGTCACACTTGAGAAGGTTAGGTCTGTTTCATTAAATTTGATAAATGATTTTTCACTATAATCAAAACTCAAATATACTACTTTATCCCCATCACTTGCGGCCAATAAGGTTTGTGATCCGTTATCAAACCCAACTTGTGTATTATCCTGTAGCAATCTAAATGCCGCAGAGTTAATGCCCGGCCCGCCTGTTTCCCATACCCCACTCGTTGGGTTGTATGCAGAAATTGCTCCCGAATTGTTGAAGAAATAAACTCCGTTACTTAGTGTAACAAGTTGACCTTCAACTTTTACGGGACCGGCCATATCTGGCAGCTTTCTAATATCTATAAAAGGATTGGCCGTATTTCCACTTGTTTTGTAAAAGGTCTTAATTCTAAAGAAGTCTCCAACGCCTTGATTTCTTAAAAAATATCCTTCACTATCTTTCCATGTTGATCTATAAACACTCATTTGCCCTTGCAAAGAATCTCCATCACCATCGAATGTTACTTCATTTTGCTTTAATTCTGAGGCACCATTTTTATAATTAGCATTTGTAAATGTACTACTGGAAACAGTAAGGCTATTTAATTCCAATTCATCTTTAACTTGGTTTGTTAAAGACGAATTGGCTGCTTGTGCTGGCCCTTCACCACCTAAAATAAAGTAGACTTTCAAAAAGTCTGTCATAGCTATCCAGTTCCAAGGTCTAGCTATGGGTGTTTGAGTTGTATATGTGTCAGAAAATCCATTAAATTCCGAGATCAATACGTTTTCATTTAAGTACGAATCTACACTTGCTCTACCGCTTGCCCAATACAAGAGTCCTACGCCGCCATTTCCTGACCCGGCTGTGCCTCTTTGAGAGAATCCAACATTTCTATTGAATTCTCGCAATTGTTGTTCCTCGTTATTTTCGCCAATCAAGAATGATTCATCTACATTTAATGTCATTAAGTTTGTAGATTTGGTTTTGAATGCTTCGCTAATCAAACCAAATTCTGATACACTAACTTGGTTTGATCCATTATATCTCCACAACCAAAGATTATATTTTTCTACAACATCAATTGAATCTTCATATGTTGTTATCCTATAACTTCCATATTTTGTGTCTACTCTTAAAATTAAATCATATATTCCACCAATACTATATGAAGCTCTAGCTGTAGATGAATTGCCATGTACAAGATCATCAGCTAGTGACCAAGTATAAGCAATAATTGGGTCAATGGGGCTTAATCCTCCATCAACTTCTTCTCCTGCATATGTACGACCTGTTTCTGGGTTTATTCCAGATGCAATTTCCATGTCTAACAGCAAAGTTGATGAAGTTCTAATTTTTGGTGGAGTTACATATGATCCATCTGTATCCCCACCAATGGGATCGCCCGCTGTTAAAATTTGTCCTGATCTTGGAACAAAATCTATCAACGCTGGTTGAGGGGCTTCAACTCTAGCGTTAATGTATTCTGGAAATATTACTGTATCTTCGCCAAAATCGTTTCTTACAGTGAGCTTTACATCAAAATTTCCCGGCGTTGTATAAATTTTTTCTATTGTTCCGCCATCTAAGTCTTGAACAATAACATCTGATTGATTTATAGGTCCATCAGTTGTGCTAATCAAAACAATAGATGGTCCTGTGTTGTCTCCAAAATCCCAAATATAACTAATTACTCCTGTATTTCCATCGGTTCCTAATCTGAAACTTAAATCTCTAAATTCAATTGTCAAAGGAACTAAGCCTATGCTTTTATCCGCAGCAAACCACGCTTTTGGCACAAGCACTATTTTTCTTAAATAGTTTATTCTTTCTTCTAGTGTGCCTTCAAGTGGTTTCGTTCCAACTTCGCCTTTTCTTCCTGCAAATTGCTCTATAGCAATTACTGCATCTACGAGATTGTTGTGATGCCCAGCAACTACATTTTGGGTTACATTTGTAATATCTTTTGGTTTTGGATTGTCTACAAATCCATCTAATAATTCTAATCCATCAAATGAAACGTCTGTATGACTTCCATAGTAAAAAGATAAAGCCCTTAACTCAGCATCACTACATTGTTCTGTTAAAGTTATAATTCCTGTTGTGGGAAATCTGCTAATTGTTTCTGTGTCACCATATACAAAAATAGACGTATCGCCCGGCAAATAATCTCTTAAAAGGCGAACCCTAAGACTATCATGAACCAAAAACATATTGTCATCGGTGTCTATTTGTGTTGGGAAATTACTTGCTACTGGTATAGTCATTTACATCACCACTATTTCGTTTTTTAAGAAAGCTCTTTTTAGATTTTGGTTTTCAAACAAAATCAATAAAGATGGAACATATGTGCCGGGTTTATCATAAATGTATTTTGTTGTGTGAATATTTGGATCAAATTGTGGATAGCTTGTTCCATCTATTACTTCTCCATCTACTGTGCCGGGTCCGTCAAAAATCCAATATCTTTGTGTAATATCACCATCAGTTTGATCTACAAATACAAATTCGGTTGGCTCAATAGCCAAAAGCTCGGCAGTTTCTTTAGAGTATCCTTGATGGGGAAGCACATAGAAAAATGGTGTTTTTGTTTCTTCACTTACAGTAATATAATTTTTTTTACTTGTTATTCCTTGTGCCCCTAAAGACGTAATGACATTTAATTGAACACTATAAATTCCTTCAGCTTGATAGGTGTGAATAGGGCTTTTTTCAACAGAGGTTGTGCCGTCTCCAAAATCCCACAAATATCTAACTAAAGGACCAGTGCTAAAGTTTTGGAATCTAACTTGCAGTGGTGGTGGTCCTTCTAGTCGATGGGCACGAAAAATTGCTTTAGGAGCTAGAAATCTATTTTCTTGTGTTTTTAAGATTCCATTTAAAGACTCTTCGGTAGGATTTTCTTCTTCACCTAAGTTTCTTTCTATTTGAATAACAGCATCTTTGGTGGCGTTGTGATGTTCTGCCATGACAGCGTTGGCCACCCAGCTTCCAACTGGCCACGGGTTTTGTCTTGATCCAGCAAATCCACGAATTAAATTTCTGAATATATTGTTGGTTTTAGAACCATAATACACTAATTCAGCCGCACCTTGTTTGCCTGCGGGTGGACCCACACGCAATAAGCCTTTACTTGGGAAGCCAGAATTGTCATCAACAATAATGTATTTTCCGTTATAAGATAGCGTTTGCTTTAATTGGGTTTCTGCATTATTTTTGGCCTCATATAAAGTTTCTTTATTATCTTTGGCTTCGGGATATACAGACAAATCCCCTGTGGTATATCCAATATCTAAAGATGAGTTTCTAGCCATTTTGCTCCTTGTTTTTACTTTCCAGCATCAATTGAATTTTTTGATGTCGATCTTCCAAAGATTTTACTGTTTGTTCTTTTACAGGAATTCTGTCTGGAAGGGCCAAAATCGTTTCAATTAACTCTGTATCTACATTTCCTTGCGTCATCATTTTCAAATTCATTTTGTTTTGCAGCTTTTCTCCCCAATATTCGCATTGGGCGTCTATATCATCAAATGGTTTAAGCGGTTCAATTTCGACCAAACCTTTAAATGATTCAACAAAAAAATGAGATTCTTCTTCTAGTGCCTTTTTCTTTTCTTGCAATTTTTGCAAGTTTCTAAAAGCAGCTATTTTTTTTCTTCCCAATTTCCTTAATTGAATTTCCAACTCTCTTTTTGTGGCCTCTTCGTTTTCTTCGTAATTTTCGATCTTTTTGCCCAATTTATCTATCTTGATATTTATCAGTTCAAGATTATCTTTTCCTTCGTCATATTCCAGAACCAGAGCTTCTAGCGATTCAAATCTGGTTTTTATTTCTCTTAGGCATTGCCACATTTTGGCTTGTGTGGTAGGTTCTTTATTAACGATGAAATATTTCAGTTGAAAATAACTGTGTCTTTCAATCACGTTGTTTTTTAAGAGTTCTGCCATTTGTCCAATGAGACTTGGGGCAATTTCTTTACTTTTATCTATTGACATAGCTGCTCCTTTATGCTTTACTAACAGAGTATTTTCTTTACAAAACGGAGTCAATTTATGGGCAAGTTAGATTTAGCGTTGGGTTATTTGTCTGGCCCAATGGAATACGTTGCAGATCATGGCGTTGAATGGCGTCGTAAATTCACACGGTTAATCTACGAGGCCAATCTGGACATTGATCTTATTGACCCCACAAATAAGCCGGGTGACGATCAAAAGATTGGTGAGGATAAAGGCTACCAAACCAAATTGAAGGTAGAAAAGCGCTGGAAAGAGCTTGCTGAGTATGTTGGAGAATATCGAAGATATGATCTTCGATATGTTGACTACTGTGACTTTTTAGTTGTGGTTGTTGATCCTAGAGTTCCACAATGGGGCACCAGCAACGAAGTTTATTTTGGTGAAATGCAACACAAGCCCACCTTTTTTGTTTGTGATGGTGGGCTTGCGAATTTGCCAAATTGGTTATTTGATTTATTGGATTTTGAGAACGATCAACCAATTAACGTCTTTGAAAGCGTTGAAGAAGTTGTTGCTTTATTGAAAAAGCTCGATAGTGGCGAAAAACAACTATCCAAAGAGTGGGTTCTTGTTCGGAAACATATAGAACAAAACCGAAGAGATAGGTTGGCTTTGGCTAACAGAGTTTCGCACCCAAAATAGCCTTGAATTTATATCCTTTTTCTGTGGCGTCTAAAGCCCACATAAGTTTACAAATTTCAAAAGGGCCAATTTCGGCCATATTACCGACTTCTTTGAAGCAATTTTTGTGGATCAAAAGTCCATTGATTGTTGCTTCAACGAAGTCGTATTTTTTTTCTACAATTGGGAAAAGAATATCTTTTTCGCTTTCGATAAACATTGAAAATTTATGATCTAATTTATGTCTAACAAAAGTTCCAGCAATTACAAAGAAATTCCAATCAGCGGGCGCACGCTTCATTCCTGCATTCATTAAAGATGTGTAGGTTTGTTGCCCTTTATATGTTGGACACAATAAATTCATTTCTTTTAAAGATTCAGCTTTTACCGATTTTTCTGTAATGGATACTATCGGCACATCAAACTTACTTTTTATCGAATTGATTGTGCTTTTTAATAGAGATGGATTTGACTCTGGATTGAGAATTATAAATCCAAAATTGAGGTTTTTGGCCGTGTACAAATTTTTCTCGCTTATGAGAGAGCTATATCAAAATCTATTCTGATTATATCATCAGAAGTTATTGCAGCGTATAACTCGAATGTTCCTGCTGTGTGGTCAGGCGTGAAACTGTTTAAGGACCAATCTTCGGTCATTACGTCGCCGGGCACATATACTTGATTATCTGTTGTTAATTTGACCCCATTGATGTATACCCTTAAACTACCTTCAACATAAGGGGTATTAACAGAGGTTACTTTGAAACTAATATAATCAGTTGTAATAGGCTCTAAATCATAGTAGTGTCTATGAGCAAAATCAATTGGGATTGTCAATACAGGTTTAAGAGTCACCGCTGTAGAGGGCAATACAGGGGCTGTAACGTCCCAAGAGATGCCTTCTGAGGCAGCTAGGGTAATTGGACCCTGTTCAATAACTAACGTATTTGAGGGCGTTTCTACTTCAAATGTGATGTTGGTAGCTTCATCGGCAATTAAAGTTAATTTTGCCCGCTCTGCATCGAGCATTCGCACAAAAGGAACAGGATTTACTACGTCTGGATAACCTAAAGTATCATTGTAATAATCAAGTTCAGATGTATCGACTGTTTTGCTTCCATCGCTATGTTCGGCAATGTTGTGTACGGCTTCATCTATAGCTGAAGACTTCAAGGAACCATCTTGGTTTATAGATTGATTTAGACGATTATCTAAAGTTCCCTGATTGCCAGAAGAGTCCCTTAATATCTTAGCATGATTTTCCAGTTCCCCATTTATTAGTTCATCACGCAATGCCAACACATCAATGGGAATATTGTCATATTCCCAATGATATGGGTGTAATGGATCATATTTTGGAACAGGAAGTTTTGTTAGATCAGGCATTAACCCTCTTTTTGGCCGTAATTGGTTTTGCGATCTTGATCTTTAACTACAGAACGACGCTTTCTAGTGTCGCCAGAATAAGTCGCTTTATTTGTTTTGCTGAAACGTGGGTTGCCTCCAACGTATCCAGATTTCCCATGATTTTGATCGTTGGTGTGCTTGTCACGCCACTCGTTGAATGATATTAGTGCCATAATGATTTATATACGGCCACTGATTACAAATCTAATTCCCAACCTTTTTCTACTTCGGGAGCATCATATGGACCCAAATCCAAAGAGTTGTATGTTTCTGTATTCCAAGGTGGCAATTCAGTTGTTAATGGCGGCAAAGCAAAATCGCTTATAATCACTTGTTCCGAACAAATTGTGTCACTTAAACTTAGCTTTATTTGTTCGCCAAGATAATTTTCAAAATTCCAAACAGAAACATATATTGTCTTGAAATGTTCTGTTTCTTCTCGTCTCTTTTTTCGATCTAGCCAGTAATTCATCTAATTAAGTCTCCTAAATTATAAAGGTCATGTTCAAGGAATGTTTCCCAATCCTTTTTAGATAGAGAAACATTTTCGTGAGTTTTATTTACCCATTTTAAAACTTTCTCCCAGCCTTCGCCGTAGTGTCCTAAAATTTCTTGATCTTTTGCAACGTCTTTTGTAAACCAATAAACAGCCTTGTCCGCATGAAGACTTTTTTTAACGTATTCATCTCCAAGGTATCTTATTTCTACATTTTGCTTTTTTCTATCTTCTGTATGATTAACAATGCCTGCATAGCCGAGCGGGACAATCAAAAATGGCCCTATATCTATCAAATCGCCATTTCTTTTCACATCGGCAGCGAACTTGTATGCGTTCGCATAATACGAACACTCATCGGCAACAGAATCTCTTGGAACTAAAACGCCTGTAATTTCTAACCAAGTATTTTTCTTAATTGGTTGTTTTGCGTAAAGTCCCTTGCCTGCTCTGTTTACGCTTGATTCTTTAATGTAAAAACGATCATCTGTCTCTTCAAAGATCAGCATTCTACATATCCTTTTTCTATGGATTCGTTTATTTCGTCTAAAGACATAGTTTTTCCAATGAAATCACTAAAGCATTCGCAAAAATGACCTAACACAGAAAGCGTAACACTTTCTGTTAATTCATTGTGTTCTGCAATTACTTTTCTAGCCTGATCTAATGAAGCTGGGTCCATTCCCCAATCAAATATTTCTCCATCGACAACAAGTACGTTAATTGTCTTGTTAAACTCTTCACTATGGCCAGATACAATTTCAATTTTTTTCATACGAATGAAATTCTCCAATTCCAAGTTATTTGCATTTGATCTGTTTTGTTTAAGTCTAGGAAAGTGGCCATGCTATAAAGATCGCCATTTGCCATTTGTAATGCCATTTCATTTAAAGCATAACCATTGGCATCATTGAATCCTAAAACAGCAGTAAAAACAACTTGACTAGGAATATTGGGGTCAACTTGAGAAATTACAGACTTACTTGCACGAGTAATGCCAAACAAGCCGTTTCTAGTTGTGTCCACATACTTAACCGAGCCACCAGCCGTTCCACCATCTCCAAATAACATTCGATTTACATAAAATTGATATGTATCTCCTAGATCATTGGCTAAGCTCTTGGCTAACGCTTCTCGACCTTTACGGAGAATGGTATTTTTAAATTCTATGTTTTCTTTTTTTCCATCCTTGTATTCAATATTGACGGTTACATATCCATGTACTCCCATTTCTTCTTTAATCATATTTCTCCTTGTTCGGTGGAGCCGTTTAAGTATTCAATATTAAAGGAAACACCTTCATTTTGTTGAACATAGTTCACCATATTATCATCTTCACCGGCTGAAAGTGCCATAAATGGAGCGGCAGGCGGTGCATCTGTTACATTGGTAATGATTTCGCTGCCTCTACGATCAATTATTTTAAATGTATGTTCAGGCAAATCAAACTGTTGACCCGGAATTGTTACATCTTCAGTTTTTTCGTATTGGTAAATTTTATAACTCAATGAAGTTCCGCCACCTTGATACGTTTTCCAATAATGATCTGGTCCTTCTAAAGTTATAATAGTGCCATCTATTTCAGCAATGTAATAAACTTCACCATTTATTTCAACTAAATAGTTTTCTTTAAAAGTGTTGTCTTCTAAAGGAGTGGCAACTATAGAATTTCCACCGTTAGAAACAGGTAATCCCGTTTCGTGATTGGTTGGAGAAGTGTCCAATTTAAGCCCATTATGGCTCAAATAGCCCACTTGATTCTCTGTAATTCTTTGATAAAGCGTTAATGTGATGGGTCCAATGTCGCCCCCTGCATATCCGCTAATGTAAAATTCATCATCTGTATCAGGAACTAGCCCAATTACTTTATATTGAGTGCCACTTATTACCTGATAATATTCAATTTCCTGCAAATTAAAAGCATCTTGTATTGAAGATGCTGTTGCAACAGTTCTTGCTCTGGCTGTTACTTTCAAAAACCCAACATTGCTAGTTCCTTTAATAACATCAAGTTCATCTAATAATGTATAGGTCATTCCTGTAACATTGGATGTTGGCAATGTATGGGAAGGATCATCTAAGATTATTATTCCATTTGGCAAAATATCTTTTATTTCATAAGGAGTAACAGAATATGCAAGAATTTCAACTTTCCAAGGAGCAGATGCGGTTCCTTGTGCAACATCCCATTGGGTTTTTATGCTTAATAACTGGTAGTCTAATTCCGCATCGGTTAATTCCAACAGGTTATCTTGATACACATATACATTAGGAAATGGTGTATCAAGTTCTACGGGATTTGAAATCCTAAAATTAAAGGCTCTATCGCTTAGTACCTGACCATCGAAAGATGAATTTGTTTCTGTTATTGGTTCAGCAACATTATCATCATTTACGCCCACAATGCTTCCTTGCGATACTTGTGCAGTATTTTTATTGGCATTGTCAATTCTATAATTTCCAATAAGTGAAGATGATAGAATTTCTAGTATAGCACTACCATCTGTTGCCATTCCCAATTTTTCAAAATCTATATCACCACAGAAAATAACTATTTTGTCGTTATAAGCCAAGCCTGTACTCGAAACAACAAGATTACTGGTTGCAAGTTGATTTCTTAACACAGCATTGGTTGTATAACCTTTTTTCATTGCTCTATTGAACCACATCTGGCCAGACCCGGCTATTACATCTTCTACTACAGAGTATCTAATAAAACCTTCAATTACTTCTTCGGGTTGTTCCATGAATTCGTGAAAGCCACCATAAATGTTAAGGTTTTGCAAAACCGCATGGAATGGCATAGATTCTTTTAATATCTGAAGTGTTTCAAATATTCTATCATTGGTTAATTCTTCGATTTCTACATCTAGGTTATATTTGCTGCTAATACAAGCAAAACATGGGTCAATAAAGTTTTTGTCAATATCACATGGGTCTTTAGAATTTCTAATGCTACCATTATATTCATCCATGTTGTAAATGTTTTCAGAATAAGGAAATTCTGTTCTTACTTTTCCAAAGATAATATCATCGTGATAAGGATGTTTGTTTGGAATGATTATATCAAACAATGGATCATCTTCGGCTATTAACCTTACATTCATGTTCTTTAAAGGATAATCTTGATCTCTTTCGTCTCTTTGGTCGGCAAGGGGCAAAGAACGAACATAATTTTCTATTGTTTGAGTTGATGGATTTGGAATTTCACTATACTTATACAGAACTTTGATTATATCGCCTTCAACTAAATCAATTTGATTGCTAGAAAGACTACTGCCCTCCCAAGTCATAGTTGTAACACCATCCAAATCAACGAATGATACATAATCAGGCGATAATTCTACATAAACATCTTCATCCACTGCCCTTATCCACAATTCAAAATTATCTAAATCAAGGTCTAAAGCCAACTTTTGTAAATCCCAACTTTCACTTGTTCCGTCGAAAGTGAATATTTCTTGCCATGTATATCCAGAAGTTACTTGCCATAAACTGGTGTATTTTATCAGCTTTATTCCACCTTGATCTAAGGCTTCTGAAACGCCACCCTTTGTGCCTTTTCTTTTGAAAAGAGGCACAGCCCTTTTAATTTGTTTTCGCCATCTTGTTGGATCGTATGATTTTAATTTTAAATCAAATGTATTTGAAAGATAAGGCAGAAGAGATTCGTCTAATACATTTGCGTCATATAAATCAATAATTTGATTTGCCAAATCTTCCAAAACTAAAAATCCATCACTTATTGATTTATTTAATTTATCAATAACATCGGGGGTTCTGTCTCCATCACACAATCTCATCTTGAAAACTTCAGGAGTATATCTTTCCAATAAGGTTTGATATTTTTCTGGTGGTGTTCTATGAGTCGGAATGGTTGTTGTTAATTTTGTTGACCCTCTAAGATAAAATTTAAAGTGTTGAGAATATGATTCGCCCGCAGGTAGTGGTGTCCAAGTCCAACAAATGAAATAATCACCCTCCCGCATTCCTACAGGTTGCCAAGTGTATTTGAAATTACCAATTAAAGTATTTCCATCATCATCTTCAGTTACATGCTCTAAAAATGAATTATCAACATCTGATGAAAGCCATGCGGGATATTCTTTATTTCCAACAACATGAACTGGTTTTGATTCATTGAAATAAAATGGAGTAGTTGTTTTAGATGCTTCGACATCTAGTTTTGCTCTTTGAGCAGCAAGAATATTTTCTTCAGTTGGACTAGCACACGCTAAAGCCTCTGCTTCCATTGCTGCTTTAACTTTTTCATCAACAAAAAATTCATTTTGATATTGTTGAAGATTGTTGCTAGAGAAGTCTCTTTCGACGTAATAGATCACCAGACGATCTATTTTATAAGGATCGCTTAAACACCCATTTGCATCTAGGGTCGTTAATTCAAAAATTATATCATCTATTGTAGATGGGCTTTCTGTTACTTTTAGTACAGCCATTTTTCCCTTATTCGTAAACAAAGTTTATTTCTGTAACATCTGGTCTAATTATTTCATAATATTTAACTGTTACAGCACTTCCGCCATTATTGTCATCATCAGTCACAAAATTGATATTGAACTCTTTAATTTCTTTTAAATCAGAGAGAGTCTTTACTATTTCGCTATCTTTAAGTGTTTGTCCATATTCCCAATTAGGCAAAGCAAAAAAATCTGTTAACCTTCTTTCTATTTTTATTCTTAATTCTTCTTCAAATTTTCTATAAAATCGGTCGATGATAACATCAATTTGTGTATCTACGAGAATAATCACCCCATTTCTAATACACACATGATCTGTTATCATTTTTCTTTCATCAATATATTCTTCAAGTTGTACTTTTAGTTGATCTCCTGCTTCTTCTAATCCATCTTGATCTTTTCTTGCAAGAACATAAAGATCAACAATATTTGCAGCACAACCATAGTTTCTTAAAACTGCAAGAGATTTGCCAATTTGTCCCTGATAAGGAGTCGAAAATTGATCTGTTAAAGTTTTATAATCTAATCCTGTTACGGCTCTATTTTGAGAACGAATCCACGAGGGCAATTTTCTTCGTATATCTTCAATTGTGTCTCCATCATATCCAAATTGTGCTTTAGTATAATTACTAAAGAAAACAGGCACTGAATAATCTAATCCGGGGACTGTTACAATTGTTTCTGTTTGGACTGAATTGCTGACTAAATTACCTTTGCTTCCGCCGCCTGTTCTATATTTAATTCTAATTTTTGATCCCAAAGATGGTATCAATCCTGCTCTATTGTTTCCAAACACCAAAAAAGCAGTGTAATCGGAATCATATTCTACTCTGTATTCTCTTCTTGGTTGTGAGTCTGTGAAATATTCAACTTGCTCCCAACGAACACCGTCTACATCTACTCTAACAGAATCATAAACTACTGGAAAATATTTTAAAGAAACGGCTAGTCCTACTTCTCCTGTTCCATCGGCCTCTTGTATTCTTGATCTTCCTTCTAAACCAATAACACTAGCATTTACCACAGAATTGGCCGGGATAATGATGTTATCATCAAGAAGGGGATTATTATTCGCATCAGCGGCAAATAATTCCATATCAATTCTTTCGCCTCCACCATTTGCCTCAATAATAAATGGAGTTGTAACTACAACATCAGTTAATATTGGGTTGTTAAGCGATGCGGTCCACATAGATTTTGCTGCTATGGGAGGTTGAGGGTTGAAACTTACCAATTTTGCCAAACGAAACGCATTGTCTATTTCGGTAACTGTATCTATGAATATTTCATTTGCGATCTGATCCATTTTAAAAGACAGAGTATCTGCAATAAACGCCCAATTTTCAATGAGCATCATTGCTAAAGACGATTCCACAAAATCGCCAAATTCTTTTTCATATCTTTGTCTTGTAAACTCAATCAATCTGGCTTTCATAGACCAGAAATCTTGGTTTGTATAGTTCAAATTGAAAATATTTGGTTTTTTTATGATTTCGGATTTAGCATAAGGTTGAATATCAAATGGGCATCCACTACTAGCCATATTTCCTCCATTAAGATACTGGTACTTCTAATTTTAGTTCAAACACTTCGTCTATTTTTGCTCTATCAATAAATAAAACTCGAATCAAAAGTACGGCATCTGACTCCGTGCCATCGTCATCTATGTTTCTACTATTCTTATCTAGTCCATTATTTACTTGTATTTGAGTAATTGCCACTCTAGGCTCCCAAAGTTTAAGTGAGCGAGCAATCATGTTTTTTGTTTGTAAAATCAATTTTGGATCATTTGGATCAAACATCAATTTTCTCAGGGGCGTACCATATGTCGGTAACATTACCCTTTCGCCCGGATTTGTTAAAAGCAACACCAACATATCTGCTTTTACTTGGTTAATTCCGTCTTGGATATAGAAAAATCCTTTTGGATTTTTTGTTATTGGATAGGGTATACCCGGATATTTAATTGCCATAATTTTCCTTAACAGCTAGGACACTTCTTGCCAGCAATTACAATAGGCAAGTTCAAACATGGATCATTTTGTGAATAACTTCCAATAACCTTGCTGCTTAGTCTTACCACACCGTTACATGGATCATATACACAAACTGGTCCCACGCAAGGATATGGTCCACCACATTCACACCCATCAGGTGGCGGCGAACATTCTTTACCGGCTAATAACAAGATTACATTGGGGTTATAGAACAAATGTAATTGATCGCTTACATTTATGTAAACATCTTTTGTATAAACAAAATTAACCTTACTAACCAATTCTATTAGATTTGAAGGATTCTTTTCAAAATCCCCAACTACCGTTAAGTGATTGTCATAAGTTGTAACCACATAATTGCCACCAACTCTAAGAAATACCAAACCGGGACCACTTGGAGCCTCTTGATACCTGTGAATGTGTGGTCCTCGTTCTTTATTGTCATATTGAGGACAGAAAATTTGTATGTGCTGTGTTTGAGTTTCTTCTTGAGAAGCCTCATCTTTCATCAATATTTCTAATCCATAACCAGTTCTAATTTTAACAAATGCCTTTTTAGCCTTTGGAGTTGGTGCGCCACCTTCAGTACGACAAGGAGAACATTGTTCATTTGTCCAATCAATCATTTCAAAAGAGTGATTGCTAGTGGATCGCATTGTAAATCCACGTTTCTTGCCAGCAATATTTGGTGGACAACCCGGACATTCTTTTTCGGGTTCAGTATGGTCATTCATTTCAAAGAAATTACCAGTCGCCGTTTTCAAACGAATGTAATTTTCTTCGCCTCTTAATTGAACGCCCGATTCTCCGGGCGGACTTTCAACATCGCTGATTTCGATATAATGACCAGTTGCTGATTTCCAATACGTTCTTCCGACATAATGATTGTTACAACCAAAGTCAAAAGAAGTCATGCTTCTTTCCCATTCTGGATTGCCATTTGGTTCTTCTACAGAATCGTCCATTACAAACGTGTGGCCAGAAATAGACATGAATTGAATGCCGGTTTGCGGCAAATCGCAAGTATTATTTTGTGGTGTGCCCGGCCCTTTATATGGCCTACATTCATTTTTGTGTTTAAAATAAGGGTTAGCACCTTTTTGTTCTTTGTAATATTTTGTATTTGGATGACCAGTTGCTGGATGCCCACCAATGATTTTGCTGTTGCTCTTCTTACCTTCGCATTCTGTGTCTTCTTTCTTTTTTCCTTCTTTTGGACTAATATCTGTTGTTTCGGATTCTTCTTGCAATAAAGCCAAAACTGCTTCATCAATTTGTTCTTGAGATTGTGAATCCGCACCAACTTGCAACCTATTTAATCCCCCTTTTGCTCGATCTGGTTCGGGGGCTTCATCTACACCTTCAACACAACTTACATCATCATCAGGAACACCACACTCTGGATGTGACCATTGGCCCGCATAGTGCAAATGGTCATCTTTCATCATTATCCAGTTGCCACAACCAGACATGATTTCAAATCTTTTCCAACGCCTATTACATTTTGGATCGCCATCCACCATCTTAATCATGTGTTTTTCTGGCGTTTTAAATCCATAAATGTTTGGATATGTAATTATTTTTTGAACTTCTGGTTTGTCGGCAAAATCAAGAATAGATGTTAAATCAAATCCATTATAACTTTCTGTGTTCCAAGGCGGAAAGACTTGAGATTCATCATTAGGTCCAACCATGTAACCTTTTCTATGACCTTCAGAAACTCGATAATATTCAGGAATGTTAATTCCAAAATTATGTTGTCCTGCTGGCCCTCTATCTCTATTCCATGTGGTGCCCATATAAAAAGCGTTTTGTCTGTTACCTGTTTCAAACACTAAACACACAGTAGAACCTGCTGGTGGCACCCAATTTAATCCACAATCATCAAATCCACCCATAGCAGAAATAGCTCCCGCCCAAGGAAGTTTTTTAATTGGTGTTTTAGGATTGTGAAAGTGTGGAGAAAAATATCTTATTTTGTTTTGTTTCCAAATATCAATTGTTTCAACACACAACGCTGTATACATGCCATATTGCATTTCTGATTGTTGAACAAGAGTGGAATTAGCTTGTAATTCAGCACGCATTACTCCACGAACATCATAGGTGATATTGCCCATTTTGTTCTTGATTGATTCTAATTCTAATTTAAGCAACTTTATTTGCTCTTGAAGTTCACTTATCATTTCTTACCTTAAATATATCTTTCAAAATTACCAGAGTCATTATCGAATGTTTCGGTTCCACAACCAGCACCACCCAAAGGATCGCCTTGTTGTAGATCACTGTTTGGTACAGCCAATAAAACTTTAAGAGTAGTGGTGTATTTACCTGCTTCTATTTGATGCGATACACCTTTAATGAGCCAATTTTTGTTGCTTAAAGTTGGATTGCATCTTGGATTGGCAATCCAAGTACATTCTTGCAAATACATTGGATTCAACATCACTATTGAAACAGTAGAACCAACATATTCTAATGGATTAACATAGTTTGGATCGCCCATTATGGTAAGTTCTGCTTCTATAGCACCTTTAATTACATAAGGTTTATTTGATTCTTCTTCAGCAGCGGCAGAAGATTCTGCTAATCTTGTTGCATTTCTTCCTGTTGTGAAATCTCTAAAATTGTTGGGAACTGTTCCCATTGTGGCTGGACCACCATCTTCTTTTTCTGGGCAATTTGGATTTGCTTTTTCATCACTGGCCGCAGTGTTATCGCCACCTGTTGTTCCACCAGAACTATGTTGAATTAAAGTCCAATCGACCGTGGGAGAAAACCCAAGTACATCTGAACAATTGCCTCCATTTACAACATATGTTCCAACGCTTCTTTGACAACAATCTGGATTTTCATCACAAGTTGCATTTTTCCCTTCTGATATGACAAGATTAGTTGCAATAGGATCATAAAGCATTAAAAGACCCTTTTTGTTATTTGTCTTTTGTGTAGCAAGCCATTTTCTGGATGCCGCCAATGCATTTTGTTGATCTGTTGGCCATTTAGCTTTCGGTCCCTCTGTTCCACCTATTTCAAATTCCCATTCACTTCCTAATCCATCCCAATTAACAGTAATTGTGGGACTATTGCGCTCAAATATAAGGTCTATTGCTTCTTTTAATGGAATTTTATTGTCATCAGAACCCGGATTTCCTTCTACTCTTCCTTCTTGTGTTCTAGCCATTAAGTCAATACATTGTAATTTGACCTTTACTGTTCCGTTGTCATAACTTGTTTGCATAGTTTTAGGAAGAAGATGAATTTCATCACTTTCTTTTTTGTATACAGTTCCATCACATTTTCTGATTATCCAACCAAATTTAAGTTCTGTTTTTTGTACATCTTCTGGCGCTTCACTAAATGTTTTGTTTAATCCTCTTACAATTCCAACAATTGCTTGTTGCCCTTCAGATACAATTTCAAATTCTGCACCAACCCCACCACCAGCAACACTTAAACCATACTGAAAACTTTTAATTACAGCTTTATTTGGGTCGCCGGGCATAGAATCATTTGAAACTGTAATTAACTCTCCATTTATTTTCAATTCTACAAATGGGGCAAATACAGCGCCATCTAACGGTTCGTCTGGCGGAAAACAAGAATATTGACTTATACATTCATGGGTGCAAGCCATTTTTACCTCTTAGAAAAATGCTCCGGGTATTCTAATGCTTAGCCCGGTTCTGTAATCAAATACATCTTTTATGTTGTTTGCCTCCATAAGTTTATACCAAAAATCAGGAGTACCATAGAATTCATATGATGTTAAATCTGGACGGAATTCATGTCCAGAAGTTATAATTGTAAATTTATCTCTTTTATCTTTGTTTATTGGAGTTTTTCTATACAAAGGATAAGTTAAAAGTTTTTTTTCTGTGTAATAAAGAACAGGAGAATCGTAATACCTGCTTGATATTGGAACAAATTTTCTTGATTTTATTTTTGATAATTCTATAAAATTAGCCATTTTTAGCCTCCTGAAGCCACTATGTCTGCTGCGTAAGGAAGTTCTGCACTGTCATAGACAACTTCAAATGTTAAATCTACATCTAGTTTATAAGGAATATATCCTATTTCATCCCAAGCTACATCGGTGGGGAACTTAACTGAGTATGATCTTAATATACAGCATAATTCTTTATCTTTTGCCAATAGATCACCACACTTTAGGTGACAAATAGGTGGTGGAGCATAAGGAGTTTCATCTTGTGTGGGATATACACATGCTTCTAAATTTCTTAAATCATCCATCATGTCTGCTTGATCGCCTTCTTTACAAACCATCATGTGTATGGTCCAAGAAATTGATCTATTTTCAGAATAAGAATAATTCTTAATTGGAAATGATCGACCGATAGCTGTTTCGTCGGCATAATTTGCAGATTTACTATCAGATATGTCTGGTAAGATTTTCATGTTAATTTGAAAACCTAAATCATAACTTACAATATAACAATCATCTAATTCTTTTAATGCTCCACTAGGTAATGTTGCTTTCATTTTTTTCCTTTAGATTAAACAATGCCTGCTCCCAAATTTAATACTTGTTTTGCACCTTGTTGAAACTGATTTCCAGTAGCCCATCTGTAGTATGTGTTTGGCTTTTGTGCAATGTTATTTGCTGAAGTGCTTCCCGCCGCAGCAGAACTTCCACCGGCTTTTGCACCTTCGCCTTTGAGTAATTTCAACATCTGCTCCAATAGAGTAACCATCTGTCTGCTTAATTCGGTTTCTTCATTTGTAGCTGCTGCAATTTCGCTTAATTCTGGCGAATTAACTGAAGTTGCCTCTGGTTCGGTAGAAGCTGCATTTTGTCTTACTTCACTATGAATATCATTTATTGGTGTTCTTGCAGTAGCAGTTTGTGGTTGTGCTGGTCCAGCCGTTACATTGCCTGCACTACCTTGTGCCCTACGTTGATCTGTTTCTATTCTTTGGTGAGCGCTTTGAATTGCACTCATTTCTTGAGAACGACCGGCATTACGAGCCGCAGCATTTCGATTTCTTCTTTGTGTATAAGGATTGACAGAATCGGAACCTCTTCGGCTTGCTGCCTGAGACATTCTTTGCATTCTCTCTTCTGGCGTCATTGAGTTTCCGCCATTTGGCAATACAACTGCCGGGTTTATTCCACCACTTGCACGATCCATAGCGGGACGCACAGAACCTCTTGGCATCGCTCCTGAAAGAGCGCCTGCTCCTTGATTTTGTTGCAAAGCCTGTGATCTTGCTTGAGAAAGAGGACCAGTTGGACCCGTTGTTGTTGGACCCGTTGTTGTTGGACCCGTTGTTGTTGGACCCGTTGTTGTTGGACCCGTTGTTGTTTTTTTGTCTTTTGCTTCTTCCAAAGCCTTATCAACATTTTTAGTTTCTTTGCTTGTCACATCGGCTTTGACTATAGCATTTACTTCTAATCCATCTTTAAAAATATTCTTTAAAGTTTCAATTAACATCAAGTCTGTTACATAAAGTCCATTGCCCGGCGTAATAGCCGTAATCATGAATTGATCCATATCTTTGGACATTGAAGTTGATGCTTCTTGTTCTTTTCTAGCAGTCTTTTCGTCTTGAACCTTTTCTGTTGGGGTTTCTGTGCTTCCGCCACTTCCAACCGCACCAGATGCTTTGCTCATGGTTCCACCGCCCATACCAATTGCTGCTAATTCAGCAAGCGGCAATGCTTTGAGTGTTTCCATATCAATATTCATTCCTTGAAGGTCTTGCATTATTTCTGCAAGCAATTCAAGTGAGGTTTTCAAACCCATCAATACATCTGCTAAAGAATTGATTCTTGCGGCTGCTTCTGCAATTTCAGAAGATGGTGGCAAGTTATTCTTAATTGGGGTTATAATTCCTTCATTTAATACACTTGAAATTCCATCCCAATAAGAAGCAAATTTAGATGCTTGTCCGCCAATTGATGCTATTGGAGAGAACCACCACCAACCACTAACTAATGGTCCAATTGCTTCAGAAACAGCATTCATTACTTCAGTAGTTTTCCACACTGTTTTTTCTAAACCATCAAGTTGTGCTATAATTTCTGTGAACTCTTCAGAATCCGGCATCATTCTAATTGGATAAATAATTCCATTTAACAATGAATCAGCAATTCCACCAAACCAACTTGCTGCATATTCTGTAAATGTGCCCAAGAAAGGTTGTTGTAGAATCATACCAACCAAATTCATTACTGCTCCCGAAAGATTAGAAATGAATGGCGGGATTGCTCTTAATACAGCAACTGTTACTCCCAAATTAGTTTCAGCCGAAACAATTTCTTCTTCGCTTGGCATAGATTCAATAATTGGAAGAATAATACCTTCTCTCAAGAAGCTGGTAATACTTCTAAACCATGCTTTGAACTGCTCTACTCCTGCTGCAAGCATTCCAATTGGTGAATCGGCAATACATTCATCTGGGTTCATTGGCATAAACATCCTAGACAAATTGCGAATCATAGTAGGCAATCTCATGATAATGGCATTCATTGCTGTTAATATTCTTTGAGCCATTAAGATTGTTTTTGGTTCTGGAAGTTCTGTTAGAATTGGGTCCACAATTCCATCACGAATAAACGCAGCCACATTTCTGAACCAAACCGAGAATGTATCTTTGTACATCATGATCTTGTCCATCGGGAAGTCTTCATCCATGTATTGAGCAGAACCACTCATTAAGCCCATTGCTGCTGCTGTGCCACGAATAATATTCGGAACAGTTCTGATGATTGCAGCCATTGCTGTCAAAATTCTTTGAGCCATTAAGATTGTTTTTGGCTCTGGTATTTCTGTTAGAATTGGGTCTATAATTCCATCTCTTAGGAATATGGCTATATCTCTAAACCAGACCTTAAATGTATCCTTGTACATCATGATCTTGTCCATTGGGAAATCATCGTCCATATAAGCGGCAGAACCACTCATTAGACCCATTGCGTTAGCTAAGCCAATAATGATCTTAGGAACGGCAGTAATGATTCTTTGCATTGCAGAAATTATTCTGGATGCATCCATCAATCTCTTAATGTCTGGGAATTCTTTTAATACAGGCTCAACAAGTGCTACTCTCACAAAATAAGCAACCCACTCGAACCAACCTCTGTAACGAGCAGCGATCTTTGTGTTCTCCGAACCAGAACTTACAAACTTTTCGTCAGCAAGATTGTTGATTTCATCCATCGCTCGTCCTAGTCCGATGATGATTCTTGGTGTTGCTGTAAGAATCTTTTCTGCATACATTACAGCTTTGGCTGTAATGGCAAGTTCTTGTACATCTCCCAATCCCTTGGCTGGTTGAATAATTGCTGTTCTTACAAAGTATGCAACCCACTCGAACCAACCTTTGTAACGAGCGGCAATTGCTGTGTTTTGTTCTTTTGTTGTTAGGAATTTACCAGCAGCCAATTCGTTTACTGCATCCATTGCAGCATTAAGGCCACGAACAATTCTTGGGAATGCATCAAGAATTTTAGCAGCAGCACACATTATTTTGGCTACTGTTGTTAGTTCTCTTACTTCTCCTATGCCTTTTGCTGGTTGAATAATTGCTGCTCTTACAAAATATGCAATCCACTCGAACCAACCTCGATAGCGTGCGGCAATTGCTGTGTTTTGTTCTTTTGTGGTTAAGAACTTGCCTGCGGCCAATTGATTTACTGCGTCCATTGCGTCGTTTAAGCCACGGACAATTTTTGGGAAGGCATCAAGAATCTTAGCGGCCCACATCATCTTTTTGCCAACTACTTTCAATTCTCCAACTTCACCAATGTTACCCATTGGTTTTACAACCGCTTCTCTTACAAAGTAAGCGATCCATTCAAACCAGCCTTTATAATTTGCGGCAATCTTGGTGTTTGCCGCTCCGCTGTTTGTAAACTTATCATCTCCCAAATCCAAGATTCCATCCATTGCTTCAATCAATCCATCAATGATGGTTGGAGTTGCGTCAAGAATCTTAGCGGCCCACATCATTCTCTTGGCTACCGCCTTCAACATGCCGACTTCACCAATGTTACCCATTGGCACTACAATTCCTTCTCTCACAAAGTAAGCAATCCACTCGAACCAACCCTTGTATCGAGCGGCAATTTCAGTGTTTAATGCAGAACTCTTTGTAAACTTGCTATTTGTGAAGTTCAATACTTCCTGCATTGCTCCGTCAAGTCCGCCAATTATTTCTGGAACCAATTCCAGAGCTTTAGCAGCATATGTTAGGGTTTTAATTGTGCCTTTGAGGTTAATACCCATTAACGGCTTAACAGGAGTTACAATGCCATCTTGTACAAATTTGACTATATCACCAAATGTTTTTTGAATTGCTGGGATCGCCGCTTGTATTTGTGTTGTCATCGGCTGAACAGTTTTTGTTATAGTTTCCTTCCACCACAACATACCAGTTGTGGTTGTGGTGCTACTTCCTTGTGTCATTCCCATCATACCTTGAACGGAATATATCATATCTTCCATCAATTCCATTGCCTGAGCCATTAGTTTCAATTTTTGTACTGATTTGGAAAGACCGCCAATATTCATTGAAGATACGGGCTTTACGATACCATCTTTGACAAAATTGGTGATTGCCATAAAGGTTTCTTGAATTTTTGGTATGGCGGCTTGTAATGGACTTACTCTGCCGAATATATTTCCAAATATTGCAGGCATTCCAGCCCAAGGATTTACTGTCGAAGATATTTCTTGGAATGTTTCCATTATTTCTTGAACAGAACTTAGTGCCTCGCCCACTTTCTTTATTACGTTAATTGACGCTTCTGCTCTTTGTAAATCAGGGAATGCAGCCTGTACACTTCCCAATATGCCACGAATAAAACTCACAATTGACAAGAATGATTTTTCAATATCTGGCTTTGCTTCTTCTAGTTTCTCTAGTGGTGATCGAGCATCACCGAAGGCTCTGGCCCACCAACCGCCTCTTTCTGTCATTGGTGCCAATTTGTTTACCATTGCATCCATCATTTCTGCAATAGCTGCAATAGCTTTTCCTACGCCTTCTACTATTGGCAATACTCCATTTACTGCTTGTAGATTAGGGAAGGCACTTACTACAATGCCGATTAAGCTGTCTTTCAAGAAGTTGACCATGATTGCAAATACACGGCGGAAGTCCGGTATCATGCCTTCAATTTTGTCCATTTTAGATCGAGCGTCACCGAAGTTTCTGGCCCACCAACCGCCTCTTTCTGTCATCGGTGTGATCTTGTTAGCTAGAACATCTACTACTGTGGCAATCGCTGCTACAGCTTCGCCAATGCCTTTAGCAACTGCAATTGCCGAATTTACTTTCTTGAGATTTCTAAAAGCACCTACAACTGGTCCCACAACACCATCTTTTACAAATTTAACTATCTTTTCAAAGGTGGTTTGGAATTGTGGCATCGCTTGTTCTAGTTTCTCTGCTTTGGATTTGCCTGTTGAGAATCCAAGGAAGCTAGGACGGGTTGTTAGGTCCAAAACGACTTTGCTGATAGAATCCATCATTGGACCTATAGCACCTATTACAGATGCAATTGCTTTGGCGACACTGGTTGCTTGACTCAATTTTTTGAGGTTTTTAAATGCAGAATTAACCGGGGCAACAACACCATCCTTCACAAAATTGATGATGGAGTTGAAGCTCTTCTGGAATTTAGGAACAGCTTTGTCTAATTTTTCTAGTGTTGTACTGCCGAAGACGTTGTACCAAGACGTAGTTGCCATTGGGACCACAACTTTTTCAATTGTTGTCATAATCTCGCCAGCAGCAACAATGGCGTCTCTTACCAATTTGGCTGTGCTAGTCGCTTGTTTTAATCTCTTACCTTCTTTGCCAAATTGACGAAGTGGCATTATGATGCCATCTCTTACAAAGTCGGTTATAACTCTAAAGCTGGCTGCAAATTCTGGGATTGCTTTTTCAATTACTTGAATTGTTGAAGAGAATCCAAAGAACGACCACCAAGACTGACTTGTTAAAGGAACAATCTTTTCATAAAGAGTTGTAAATATTTCAGATACTGCTGTAATTGCTTCGCTAATTTTCTTAACACCAACAATCATAGCATCTAGTTTTCCAACGCCACCAGCAGCCGCAACAGCCGCTTTACCCAACATGACTATTGCCATAGTCATTTTGATAACTGCTGGCGCTAATGCTTGGAATGCTTTGGCTCCCAAGAACATTAGACCGACCATAATCCAAGCCAAAGGAGAAAATACCAATGCACCAAGTAAAGCCATAAATGCTGCACCTTCCAGTACAGATTTAGCAATATTTCCTGACGCTTCAATTAGTTTAGAAACATTGTCTGCTACGCCTGCTGCTGTTGCTGGGTCAATTCCTCCCTTCATTAACCCTTGAGCCATTCCTATTATGGCTTGAGACAATTTAATCATTGCAGGTGTGATTAAAGCAATTGCTATTGCTCCGGGTATAGCTAAAGCAGCTAACAACCAGAATGTTCCCGTTGTCATTGCAAGCCCCAAAAGACCAAGGGCAGCGGCTGCTCCCAAACAAGCGGCAGCTATAACACCTGCCGCTCCAATTATGCCAGCGACATTTTCAGCTATCTTCTTTGCTTCTGTTAAATCTATTCCAGATACCTTTGTCATTGCTTGGCCAAGCCACAAAATTGCTGTAGCCAAAAGCATCATTGCTGGAATTAAAATCAATAGTGCTTTAGCTCCCGCAAATATCATTGGAACAGCAGCTATGCCTGCTGGTGATGCAAGCCAGAATCCCAATTGAACCAAAGCGTATGCGGAAAGTAAGGCGGCTCCCGCAATGAATGCTGCTGCTCCTAATACACCAGCTACATTTTTGGCTATTTCTGCTGCTACGCCTAAATCAACACCTGTGATTGACATTAAGCCTTGAGCCATCTTAATTATGGCTATGCCTAACAGTAAAATGGCAGGTGTCAAAATAAGTAATGCTAAGGCACCTTTGGCCAACATATATGCAAATGCACCTAAAGCAAATTGACCCAAACCCGGAATTTCAAAACCAGTAGTAATGCTTCCTAGAGCCATCAATCCATAAGTTGCCCCTAATACACCCAAGGCTATTATTCCTGCTGAAATAAGTACAACACCAATGTCTTTTGCTACTTTTGCAGCCGTTCCAGAATCAAGACCAAATGCTCCAAGAATTTTTGAGCTTATCCACACAATTGCACTAGCCAATAAGACAATTGCTGGTGCCAATATTAGCAATGCGATTGCTCCCTTGAGCATTGGCATTATCATTTCTTTTGGATTTTTAAAGAGAGGCGTATCTTTGGCCTCTTCAAAAGCCTTTACTGCTTCCATAGTGCCGTAAGCAATGCCACCAGCCGCTGCTGCGATTGCTGCAACTGTTCCAGCAACTTGTGCAATGGTACTAATATCTAATCCGAATGAATTGACGACTTTTTGCACCATCCATATTATGGCAGCACCTAAAATTACAATGGCAGGAGCAATTAAAGCTATAACCGCAGCGGTTTTAAGCACGTCTTTATAACTACTTTTTGCTCCATCTACGAACTCTTTTGTTTCCTTACTATCTAAAGCCTTATAAACAGCAATTGCACCAATAGCGATAGCAGCACCAGCGGCTGCAATTGCACCAACTGTTGCTGCTGTTTGCATAACTGTGGCCATATCAAGACCCAAGAAGTCAAGAACTTTCTTGCTCAAGAAAATAATGGCAGTACCCAAGGCCATTACGCCAACTGCCAATATTGCAATGGCCGCAGCATTTTTAGCCATATCGCCGCCCATTGCACTCAAAAGACCGGGTTTAGCATCGCTTTTTGTTGCCTTTGCTGCCTTCTTTGACTTCATTTCCAACTTCTGCATATTGTCCGTCTTGTGCCCCTGTCTAATTTGTTGGGTCAAGACTTTCTTTTGAGATGCATTAAGTTTTTTATCGTCTCTTATATTCTTTTCTTCTTTTCGTCTTATTGATCTTGCAACAGCAGCATCTATGCCAGCCTCTTTATCACGCTGTTGTCTAGCTTTTCCTGCTGCTTTTAATGCAGCGACTTCCTCTGGTGATTTCTTTTGTTTGCCAGCGGCAGCGCCTCCGGTTTGTTCTACTTGAGCAGCGGGAGTTGAATCACTTGCTTGTTGTTTACAAACACAGTCCAAGATAGACTTCAAAAGGGGTTCCAAGTGAGTATCATGGACATAAATAGAACCGGGGGTAGTACCTTCACGGGCAAAATCTCCCAAATTGCCCATGACTGGACCATATAGACTGTCCCAATGGTTCGCATATTTTTCGGGATCATAGGCTCTTTTGAATTGTTCTACGATTTGTGCAATTCGATTGAAAATAGCCCAACCGCCCAATATTGCAGATACAATGATTCCCAATCCCACTAAAACTTTGCCAAAGATGGAATTAAATATTGAACTAAAACCTTGATTTGCAAAGTTTCTTAATGTGTCATTGATTTCTTTGAGAGTTTGTGCAGCAGAACTTAATGGATCAAGTTGAGCCTTGGCAGCAGTTGATGCTTCCTGTTCTGCTTTGCCCAACTTGGCGGTTAATTCTCTGAAAGCGGCTGGGTCTTTTAATGCCTTCTCAATTTCACTCGAATCAATTGTAAGTTCTTGTTTACCAGCTTCTTTCAAGCCAGCATTCACACTATTCATAGCATTTTGAATTGCGCCTCTGGCTACATCAGCTTCGGAAGTCCATGCTTGACCTAAAGCTGCCATGTCAGATTCAAACTCATTTCTTCTTCCTCCAAATTTTGCCAATGCCTCGCCCATACTCTTTGTGCTTTTCGCTGCTTCATCTAGTGCTGTTAAAGCACTCATAGATGCACTAAGTTTGAGTTTTCTCTGCTCTTCTAAGACAATAGCTTTTTCTTCAAGTGTTAGATTTTGTTGTAATTTTTTGTTTAAACCATTGAGTCTGTCGGCCAATGTCTTTCCAGACTCTTCCATAGACTCTATCGAACCCAATAGTTCTCCCGCTTCTACATCAAACGCACTCTTTAATTGAATGTTTATGTTTCGTTTTGCATCATCAGATAATTGTTCAAAACTAGCTCTCAATTCTTCTGCGTTTTTGCCGGAAATTCCAAATTGATGAGCAATGCCCATCATTCCGCTTTTCATTTTGTCAATATTACTTTTACTTTTTAGTAACGTGCCATTCAACAAATCTCCATATACGCCAGCTTTATTCGCTGCAATAGCCAACAAAGAGAATGTTCCTGAACCTGCACTTAGCAATTTATTGGTGCTTGTCATAGCATCCAAAAGCACATTGCCATCAATACCTAGTTTTTTGTAATTAGCTTGTAATTCAATTATGTGTTTGACTTGGGCCGCAGTAGCTGTGCCAGCTTTCTTTAAGTTGTCAATATAAGTTTTACTTTCATTGACAACTTCTTTAAGAGCATCGCCCGTCATGCCTGTGAATCGGGCCACATCCCTCATGCCTCGACCCATTTCTCCAATCTGGCCTTCGTTGAACTTCAATCCTCTTGCCCAATCAACAAAGGTATCGCCCAATGCATCGGCTTCCATTCCTAATTGTTCTTCAGTATGAAGTTGGGCGGTAGTAATAGACTTGACTTTCTTCAAATCTTTGATGCCCATTTTTACTGACTTCATATAACGGTCAATATATTGTTGACGTGTTTTGCCAGTAAGTTTGGCTGTTTTGCCAATATCTTCAAATTCTCGCATTAGAGCGGTTGTATTTTTTGTAGCACCAGCAATTTCATAAGATGCTTTTCTAGCATCTTGTACAAATTTTCTTTCTTTGTCTAAGACACCATCCAAAACTTGAGACATTACGTTGTAGCCAAGAATTTGATCTTCTATAACTCCAAGAATACTTTTTAGAGCAGATGTTCTTATATTTGTAATTTCAAGTTGTGATAATTGAGACTTCCTTTTTTTTGCCTCTGCTTTCACTTCATCATCGCTGCCTCCTGCACCACCGGCACCACCACCGGCACCGCTGCCACCGCCTGTACCACCTGTACCTCCACCGGCTCCACCGGCACCTTTGGCTGCTTTGGCTGCTTTGGCTGCTGCTGATTTTGGCATACCTGCTGCGATTGCCTGTAGAGAAGCAGAAATGGCTATTAAGTGTTTTTCACAGTGCGTATCGTGAACACCAATGGAATGCTTTTTCATTCCTTGTTTAGCTAAGCCTTCAAGGTTTTTCCAAACAGAAGGTTTAGGAGCGTTTTTGTCTTTCTTTGGTTTGCCTTCTTTTTCTTTGCCTTTTCCTTCTTCTCTTTGTTTTGCAACGTCTTTAAGAACATCAACCATTTCTTTCAAATAGTCTTGTTGTTCATCCATTCCTTTCTGGAAGTCTTTTGTGTATGTTTCAAATAATTTGACCAATTTATCAGTGGCATCTTTAGAATCGTTTTTGTTAAAAGGCGTAGAGCCACCTACCGCTGCTTTCGCAGAGCTTGATATTAAACCTTTAATCTCTTGTAAGGTGAGATTTGCTGTTTTTTGGCTATCAACCAGTCTTCCTAGTTCGTCATATATTTGAGCCATTTATACCTACAAAATTACTATTACATTGATAACAGAGAATGCCTTATTGTTATTTACACTAATTTAGCTTAATCCTTGCGAATTTCCCGTATTAACACCGGGTTGTGGCGTTGCTGCGGCAGCAGGATTAGTCATGCGTTGTATTTGTTCACGAACAGAATGGCGAATTGCTTCCACTTCTGACGGGTTCAGGGAACGAACCGAGGCGAGTACATTTAACAGGAAGGCACAATCTAGTTTTCTAATTTGCCTAATACCACGTCTTTTATATTGGCGAAAGGCTGAAACTATATATTCATCTCCTTTAATGTTAGAGTAAGAAAAGCCAGAATTGTTGCAGTTCGGCTGTAATAATCTTTTAATATCTGGAAATGTTAGATAATGTAAATTGATCCCACGAATGTATTGCCCTGCTCTTGGTCCCGCTAAAGGATAACCAATGTCTGTTATTAGCACCAAAGGATATGGGTCATGTCCGGGCTTATGAAAATTATAACTAAAACTTACCAAACTACCCTTATTGATGATTTGAGTCATTTTTGAGTAAATTGGCCCGTACTGATTGGCCCCAACCTTTGGGCTGTAAGGGCTTTGTCCAAATTGAGCGGGAGCAAAGAGATTTTCGTTCATAGAGTTATTTAGATTTACAGAAGGCAAAATCTGGGGTATAATCAAGTGATACTCCAAAGAGACTTACCGTATTGACCACGGAGGAACCATCCTTACCATTTGTGGAGAAATACAATGTGGCTTTATTGTCCAAAATGCAACACTCAGAAAAACGTAGAAGATTACAGTCTTTACTACGTCTGCAAATGCAAGTCATGTAATCACAAATTTCGTGGCATTCATGCAAAAATGAACAAGGTTTATCACACGATTATTCGTGTTTTAACTCCGAAGTGGGATCATCCCGGTGTGACCTGTTGCATTTATTGTGGCAACAATATTTACAACGGGAATAATGGTGCCCCCGGTGAAGGTGGCTGGCCAAGTGTTTGTGGAAGTTGTGGTAGGGATTTACCAACAGAAGAAGCCAGACAAGACGAACCTTCGACCCTATAAGGAATGCCGATGAAACTATGGCTTGACGATGAACGTGACCCTCGTGATCCAGTAATCCAAGATTGGTTTGGGTCCGAAGGCGACGAAGTTTGGGTCAAAACCGCAGACACCGCCATCAATTATTTGAAGACGGGTACGGTCGAATTTGTTTCTCTCGATCATGACCTTGGCCCACCTTCGGCTGGCACAGGCATGGACGTTGCTAGATGGATTGAAGAACAAGCCTTTCACGGCAATATTTCCAGATTTTCTTGGGCCGTACACTCGAAGAATTCAGTCGGTGCCAAAAATATGGAACAGGCTTTGAGAAACGCCGATAGATTTTGGAGCGAAAAAGAAAACGCCACTCAGGATTGAGTGGCGTTTTTCATTCTATTCTTTCTTAAAGAATGCATAGTCCGAAGAGTATGCAGATGATTGCTTTGATTAAAAACCAAAGCAACAGACCAATTGTGCCATATTGGGCCAATTGAAATTTCACTTTGTTTAGCCAGTTGATAAACTTTTGCATATTAGTCTCTTTCTTTTAGAATCACATAAAATGCATGAATAAGACCGGGGAAATAACCAAATAGCGTCAAAATGATATTGAGCCAAAAGTGCATTCCTAAGCCTACTTGCAATGCGACACCCAAAGGTGGGATAAAGAAAGCGACAATCATGCGAAGCATGTCGTTGCCACTGACAGGCATATCGTTGTTTTCGTCCATTAGTCTCCTTACTTTTTACCTAGAATTTTGTCCATAAAATCTTTGATGAATTCTGGTTGTGGTAGGAAATTCCATCCTACAATTAAACCAGCACCAAAAGCTATTGCATACCAAATCATAAGAACCTCCTTGAAATATTGGTTACATAGTATTTATTCTTCACCCTCAACTTTTTTCAATTTTGTATAATACTGAGGGTCTTCTCTTAGATGGGCAATCACGATCTTCAATAGATCGCCTTGTTTCTTTACAACATCTACATCTTTGCCCATTGCTCCATCGTGTTCTTTTTCTACGTTTAATCCCATCATTATTTGTTTGGGATCGAATGTAGAAACATTCAGGCCAGCAGACTTTGCTAATTTTTGAATATCAAAATTCATTTGAGGAACGTATTCGCCTGTTGAACTTGCACTTGGCGTGTATGAGCCTGTGCCCGCCGTAGAGTTGCGATAACCTTCATCTTGCCCAATATAGCCCTGAATCTTTACAGGGTTCCATTTAACAAAATCTATATCGTTTAAAAGTCCATCTCTAAGAATTTGTAACTGATCTGGTGGGGCACCTTGAAGTAAATAATTCATTGTTCGGTGCCAACCTTCAAGTAACTTAAATCCCTTGTTGGTTTGAACAACCACAACAGGTTCATTTCCTTCACCACGCACGCCCATTAGTTCTTTTTGTTTGGCTGTGCGTGCCATATCGTTTCTAATTTGCTTTTCTTCACGCATACCGAAACGTCTGTCAAGCATTCTCCATTGTGTGTCTTCATCAAAATCGGCAGGAGTAACACCAACTGCTTGTCCCCACTTGCCTCGCAAAGTGGTAGGTTTTTTAGCCCAAGTAATATTTTTCAATCCAGATAATTTCATTATATCAGAAGGAGAACTTGCTGTTGGTTTAGAATTATTGGGAGAAGTTGGCCTCAAACTTTTATTGAAACTGTGTGCAATACGACTTGTATACAAGTCTTTTTGTACATAATGAGGCATATCAGGATGTTCATTGCGAAACATTCTGTGCAAGCCCTTCAACCGTACCTCATCTAAATTTAACCATTCTTTGAAATTCATATTACATCTTATTCAAAACTAAACTAGAATAATCAGAACCACCCGTTCTAAGCAAATAGTTATCTCCGGGTGATCCTAGTTGATTGCTCAATTCGTTTTCAGCCTCTGCACTTTTCTTGAAAAACTTTTTGATTTCTTTGGTTGTACTTTCCATAACTTTTCGAGCAGCTTGTTCCTCATTGATATTATCGCTCATAAAGTCGCTGAACATATCTTCTAGGCTTAAAGAATAAGCAATTCCATAAGGATGAGTTTTTGGCTCTTTTTGTACACGATATGCCAACTCATTTCCTATTTCGTAGATTCGGATTCCTTCAAAGCTCAAGTTTTCGGTGGCTTTGACAAATATGTACGGATCGTCATCTTCGAGAAAAGATTTAACATCCATTCCGTTTTTCTTTAACATTTTTTCCACCAACTTGAGATGGCGTTGTGCCTCTCGTTGGCGTCTATCTACGAATTCTAAAAATTGCTTCATTAACAAGACCTCGTTAGAATTTCCGGTGCATTTGGCCCACATCGCTGAAGAGTACGCAAATCACTTGGATTTCCAGTGTAAGGAGTTTCTTTCCAAACAATACCTTGAAAAGAAGTAGCCGCTTCTTTCAATATGTTTTGTTGGGCAGTCAAAAATAGAATGCCGTCAATTCTTTCTAAGAAATCTTGCTCTTCTTTTTGAGGTTTTCCATCTTCATCTACTTCGCCAGTTTCTTTGACGAACTTAACTTTTAAGTCCACAAAAGGAATAATTGAACCATCATCATCAATCATGGCTTCAGAATTTTCTGATTGCATAGTACGAACAACCAATTTGCCGTCTGTATATGCTGCACGCAAAGAAGTAGACAAATCCCAACCTAAAGTATAAATGGTTCCATCATTGTCTGTTACATTGATAAGGAATGCTCTCTTGCGGAAGGTTTCGGCCATACTTTCCATGACGATTCTTTTGCGAAGAACTTCTTTTTCTTCTGGGGAACCTTCATCAAGTCTTTTTTGCTCAGGTTCGGTCAAATATCTTTCTGGGTCATCTTCTCGAAGACTCCATTTGCCAAGTTCAGTGCGGCCCCATTTATCATTGAAACGAGTAGAAATTCTGATCGAGTAATCTTTTTCGTTGTAAATAACATCTTCATTGTTGGCACCACTACCAACTTGTATGCCACCCAATAGAGATGCAATAAATTTTCTGTGCAAGTCGCCCTTCATTCCCAATAAACCTTTCAGCTTGATGAAAATGTTGTTTAATTCAGGCATTGTTTGCAAAGTGTTGGTAATGTGATTTACCAATGATACAGCGGGACTATTTTGGTCGAGTTCTTCACGAACTAATTTTCGTATTTCTTTTCCAGCCTTATCAATATTTGCATATTGTCTCAAAAACAAAACTTGCAGGTTGTCTTCTACAAATTTGCGAGGATAAGGTTCTAGGTGTAAATCTCGCACCTGAGTAATCATGTCAATTAGCTTTGTGACATCACCCTTTACAGATTCTTTGAAGAAAGAGTCCTTCCATCTCTCAAAATCCTGATCTTCCATTTCTTCTGGCATATCGGGAGCTTGTGGATCACCAGAAACATCTGGCATATTATCTTGTGCTTGCTCTTCTTCTTCAGGATTGCCACTCATTTGTTGTGGGGGTGGATTGGCCACATTTGGGTCGCCCGGTGGTGGAGCAGGCGCAGCACCCGGAGGGGCACCCATTTCCGGCATTCCGGGGGCACCTGTTGGTGGTTGACCCGAAGGCATCATTCCATCGGCTTCAATTAACCATTCTTCTATTGCGTAACCTTTCATATTACCCCTTTTTCTTCTTAGCTTTATTGACTGCCTCTATTAACGCACGACGGCTATTACTTTGGCCACCTATATTTATGGTATTATTCTGAGATGCTGCTAAATATCTTGGGAATGTATCTTTTTCTTTTAATTTAACTCTTGTTTTCAAGTCAGCTATTTTTGCGGCCTTGTCTGCCAAATCGGTTTTCATTTTGACAAAGTTCACAAGTGCTTCTTTGCTGGAAGAAGTCGCATCTCCCTCGTTTATGACCATCTCGGCAATATTGTCAATAAATTCACTGACTTGCTTTCGATCTTCACGAATCATATTCATGATTTCGTCATATGTATCAAGTAGGTCTTCATCGCCAATTAGATTTTCGGCCTCAACCATCTGAGTGGGCATACCAACATTCATTTTGGGAATCAAATCGTTAAATTCGTCTTCCGGCATAATTTCTGCAACTTGTTCGGGATTTTCTTCCAAAACAGGTTTTTCTATTTCCAGATTTTTGATCTCTTTTTCCATAATGTAATATATAGACTTAGGAACATCAGAAATGGGATTGTAAATGCCAGCACCTAAACAACCAAAACCTGAATCAGAAGTCTTAATGGACCACTACAATAATGTAAACGAGTCTATTAAGTCTGTATTTGATCTTTCGTCCAGAATTGACGAGAGGGTTAAAATGCTGGTTGAAAGACAAAGCAGCCACGAAGAACAACTTGATAAAGCAATAGACAACCAACAACAAATAATTCAAAGAATTACTGTTTTGGAATCAAAGGATGTTGTGCATATAGCAACAGCCAACAAAGACAATATTTCAGACATCAATAAACGAGTTGCTATTATGGAAAGTTCTGGATCAAAACAAGATATAGAAGACCTAAAACAAAAAATTCATTTGCTGGACTTGAGGGTAGAATCCATAAATATGAGAACTGCCAATCAAGAAGGTCGATGGGCTAAACTTTTCGACTTGGTATTTAAACTAACTATTATGTTAATAGGTGGTTATCTTCTATTCAAATTTGGATGGCAAGCTCCACCGTAAAAAACCCTTGTTGGAGTCTAAATAATAGCAAACAACCATGATGGGAAGGTATAAATGAAAGGTCATATGAAAGGTTTATTTTCAAGATATTGCAATCTTCGTGAAGAGACTGGCACCAAGCCGTCAGGCCAAAGTGTAACTTCACGAATTAAACTACAAAAACAAGAAGGATCGAAGGAATTTGGTCCCTTCACTGTAAACAAGACAACCCATCCTAATCTTAGATTGCTTATCAAAGCGTTCACAGATAGCGATAAGGTTGGCGTGGGATACACAACCATCGAAAAGAACAAAGGTGAGGTAGAACCTCAACTCAAAAAGAAAGTTCTTTATTTGGTTGGTGGAGCCGTTCGTGACCACTTAAAAGGCAAAACCCCTCGCAATTATGACTTGGTTACAGACGCTACGCCTAGTGAAATGAGAATGATTCTAGGTAACGAAGAAAATGGTTTTGTAGAAACAAAACCAAGAGAAGGCGATTATGCCAGCGATGAAAGATATGCCAAATTACCTTCACCGGGCACTAAAAACAAAATGTTTTATGCTTCTCGTTGGGATAAACAAGGCAAAGAACTCGAAGTAACCGTTGAAATTAACGGAGAGAAATTTGAGTTAGCAACCATGTCTAAATCAGCAAAAAGTCGTCGTGTTACACCAGAAAAAGGCGAACCAGCTTCCTCAGTCGAAGAAGATTCGGCAAATCGTGATTTTACCATTAACTCTTTGTATATTCCTCTAACCACAGCCGATGGCGATAATACAGAACTTATTGATCCTCATGGCGGTGCCCATCACTTGAAGAGTGGCGAAGTTGTTTCTGTAGGCGATGGATTAGAAGACAGACTTTCTGAAGACCCATCCACAGCTTTAAGATATACCAAAATGGTTTCAAAGTTCGGCAACCCCGACAAAATTCCCGATAAAGACAAAGAAGCAATTACTAGACACAAAGATATGGCTGATGTCCCTTCAGATCATATTCATAAGGAATTTTTAGGCGGTCTTGAAAATCCAGATGGCGATCCACGCAAATATCTCAAAATGTTCAAAAGTCTTGGACTTCTTGGAAAGGTCTATCCCGGCTCTGATGATTTCGATGACGAAGATATGCCAGAAGGCTTGAGAGGCGACCGTTGGATGGCATCTGCTTGGGTCATGAAAGATAAAGATGGCGATGAAATCAAAAAACTACTTGCTGATAATGGTTGGTCTAAACAAGAAGCTAATGATATTGCACATTTGGTGAAAATGTATCAATGGGGAACAAAGAACAAGTTCGATCCAGATATGTTTTATGATATGAAAAAGAATCCAAGTGGATTAACAAAAAGTAAAATTCGTGAATTTATGCAAATGGCAAAAGCACATGGCCCCGAAGTCGATGCTTATCTAAATCACGACGATAGTGACATTACCCCCTATGTGGGTGGCGAAGGTTCTGGTCGTAAGGTTAATCCAGAATTTTCCAAGATTTTGGGTCGGACACCACAAGGCGGCGAATTTGAATCTCTAAAGAAGTTCCTTTCTACCAAGAGATTTAAGGATTCTGTTGGCAAAAAAGGATAATTATGGAAAAGTTTATTTCATTTGAAGAGTGGCTTCAATCTCGTGATGAATTAGATGAAGCAATGACCCCAACCGCACGAAAATGGCTTGGTGCTGCCACGTTGGGTGCTGCCTCTTTGGGTGGATATTTTGGCATGGGTAGCGGGGATAATCCTGCTCCAAGTGTTTCTCATACTCCTGCTGCCCATGTACAACAAATGCCAGCACAACCACCAAGTACAGGTGGCGGATTTAAAGATTTTATGACCCAATCAGTCGATCCTGTAGAACCTCCTGCAATTCCTTCTAGTTATAAACGTGAAACAGAACGTAAAAGATGGGATGCAAGTGAACAATTAAAGCTATTGCAAGCACTTCATGATGCTGGTATAACCGTTCGAGGCGGCTTGAGAACATCTGGTGTTCCACATGGCACTACAATTGATGTAAATGGTGATGATATTCCCGATAATCCTCAAGAAAATTACTTCAATACAGGTGACCGCACTTATTATGGAAAAAGCGGTAAAGCTCAATGGACTTGGGATGGTCGAAATATTCATCAGGCTAAATGAAATTCGTATCACTCGGTAGCTTTTGTTCAGTTCGAGGAAATATTGACCTCTATTCAAACCAAGACAAATCCGAAACTTTATTTTTTGATTGGTTGTGGGGTCGATACGAAGGACTAATCTTTTTTATCGAATCAAAAGAATTTGAAGAATTTGAATTAACAAAAGATAATCTTCAAATAGTAGGTTCAAACCCACCATATTGCAGTGTTTATTTGAAAGACCTGTATTCTATTCATGATTTGCCACTTGAATATACCGATCAAGATATACACAATTTTTTGTCCAAATACCGTAGAAGATACAATAGGACCAAAAAACTGCTCAAGTCAGAACCGTTGCATTTTATTTATCGTGAAATGAAGACCATTAGTGAAGAACAAAAATTCCACTTGTTTGAACTTCTAAAAATGGAAAACTCAAAACACAAACTTTCGGTTATTGGTACAACTGATGGTCCTAATAGAATTAACATAAATAAATTCAAAACACAATTTGAAGGCCAACCATCTTGGAAAGAAGAGCAAATCGACTGGCATACCATCTTTCTACATCTCAGGTCCATCAGGCTGTGATTTACAAAGATGAATTTCTGTGGCATAATCATGTGATACTACACAGACAATTACCGTATTGCTCAAGAACAGAGCAATTTTGATGGAGTTTCCGATGTTTACCCCTGAATCTAACCCTAAGCGGCGTAACCGTTTAGTGATCTATGACTTCGATGGAACCATCTTTCGTTCCCCTGACCGGGAAGAAGGTTCGATGGCTTTCTACGAAGCAACTGGCAATCGGTGGCCACATCAAGGTTGGTGGGGTCGTATTGAAACTCTTACGCCACCAGTCATTCCTGATCCCATTCCAGAAGAAATGTGGATTCAGGAAACCTTGGATTTTCACCAAAAAGACATCGAAGACGAAAATTCGTTTGTCGTGTTGATGACGGGTCGCCCATATAAGGTTCGTCGTCGGGTTCGAGAAATTCTCGATTCCAAGAATATTCTCTTCCATAGGGAGTATTATCGGGGTATGCCCGGTCAGAAGGGTCGGGATACGTTTGATATTAAAGTCAATATCATGGAAGAAGACCTTTTCCACGATGCCCTAAATATACTGGAAATTCATGAAGATCGACAAGAGCATTTGAGTGCTTTTATGACCAAGGCAAAAAGATGGAAGTCCTTGATGTCAAAGCACTTAGAGAAGATTATTATTCGTGATGTGCCTAATAATGTATATTATGAGTTTTAATCCAAGATTTTCGTAGACCATCCCTGAATAGATACCCACAGAGTAATTCCTCTGTGGGTATTTTTTTTGGGAGGCCCGAATGAAGTTTAGTTCTTACAGGATGCTTGTGTCTATATTAAAAAAGAAATGTCCTCCTGCCTATCCGGTAACGGTACGGAGAACAAAAATCACTAGCAAGCTAGATGGCGACTGTTCACTTCATAAGAAAAGATTTTATATCAGAATAAGTAAAGAGTTATGCGAGTCATCTGCCATAGACACATTATTACATGAATGGGCACATGCTATTGCGTGGAACCACTTGCACGATTCAATGGATTGGAGTCAATTTGAAGAGCGGGCACATGATGCTTCTTGGGGTGTTGCCTATAGCGAAGTATATCGGGTCTACGAACAAAATTTCTTAGAATCTAGCAATCAAAATAAATGCGGTAAATTCCGCCACAAATAACTCCTTTGATAAAGGAGGTTTATATGGATTATTTCGTCAGTTTAGAACAGACCCCTTTCAGTCAGTGGCAGCTTGAATTGTTGATTGAAAGTTTCAAAAAACATAATTTACAGGACAGCCTCGTGGTTAGCATTGCTAAATCCGAAGGTGATCCTGTAAATCCAGAATTCATTTACAATACTTTTAATCACAAAAGAATCATAGGACATCAAAATGTTGGTAAGTCCAGAGGCTTTGAAAGACTAAATGTTTTTTATGGAATAAGTTGGGCCTTAAAGGAAGGATTGCTTAAAGAACCCTTTTTTGTAATGCCATTAGATTCCGTTCTTTATTCACAGCCAACCGATCATCCTGATTATCCAGCCATCTCTTATCAAATTGATCCATTTTTTACTCCCGAATTAGTTGTAGAAAATACAGGTAAGTTGTTTGATAAAAAAGATTTAGAAGAAAATTGGCCATCTATTGGCGATACAATGTTCTTCAATAAATTCCCAGAAATCTTTTTCGATCAAGTAATTGAGTTGACTGAAAAGTTAGTATTTAGACAACTAAAAGAAAGTGGCAAGTTTTGGAATCTAACAGATCGCTTAGCGTTGAATTTAAAAGTTCAGGAATATGTTGGCAAAGTTCCAATTTTAGGAGCTTACGATTATGAATCAGATATGTTAAGTAACTTTCCTAAAAACTTTATTCATTATGATAAAGGATTTATGCCAATTTTTCACAAAGAAATGTTTTCTTATACACCACCAGATTATATTTCTTTGGGTAATCCTTTTAGAGTCTTGAGTGAAAATTACCCAAGCGGAGCATTTCACTATATGTCAAACTTGGCTAAGAGTTATTTAGAAAAACAAAGAAGACTAAAGGAGAGTTACAAATAATGGTTTTTTGACCTCAACAATAATGTCGTCTGTTAATTTGTGTTTGAATTCTCTTAAATCTATAACTTCAATCATTCCGCTTTTTGTAATTTTTTGTATTCCCTCAACCAAAGCCTTTTTGTTCAATACATCTTCAATTACATAAGTGCCACCAGACTTTAATCTTTTATAGAAAATTTCAAATGCCAAAAGTTGATGAGGATGAATGTGTGATGCGTCGTCGATAATGATGTCGAATTTTTGATCGCCCAATTGTTCATCTACTAATTTTTTTGTGTTTTTTGTATAAAGTTCAATTTCAAAAAGTTTTACTCTTCTGGTTTCTTCTTGTTGGGTTTTATACTTGTTTTGATTTAAATTTTTATCAATGCCGAAAATTTGAGCTTGTTTTAAAACATTGGTAAATGCCAAGATGCATCCACCGTGCTGAACACCTAATTCCAATAAATCAATTTTTTTGTCTAAAAATGGTTCAAAAAGTTGATCGTAGTACCGTACTCCATAATCGTGTGCGGTATTTTTGTCAGTAAGTTTGTATTCTGAAAATTTCATTTTACCTCTTGACAATTTGCCAAATTAAGTCTCCAATAGATTATATAGAGTAAGGGAGGAATATAATGGCAAAGTATGTGGCCGCTCTATTCGCCAATAATAGAGCAGTGTCGGGCCTCAATCATGGCGATGCTTTTTCTAAGCTCTCCACAAATGAAAAAAATGGAGATATTGAAAGCGGCTTTATAGACGTTGAAACCGGCAAATTCTTTAGCGATAACCTAAAAGTTTATCTTAAACAGGTTTATCTCTTGAGACACGGTGACGCTACTGGACAACACCATAATGACAAATTGACTGATTTGGGTGTTATTCAAAGTCACGTTCTGGCCGAAACCATCGAAGCGAAAAACATTTCTGAATTTGAATTCTTTTCAAGCCCCTACTTACGATGCAAGCAAACAGCACAAATCATCGAAGAAAAGTCGGGGCTTAAATTTTGCGCTAAAGACTGCTTTAGAAAACAAGATGATGAAGAAAAAGAAGAACACTTTCTTGAACGTATTATTTCTTTAATTGATTCGTTACCAGAAAAATCGGTTGTCGTTACACATACTGATATTATTTCAAATATCATATACCAAATGATGAACGAACAAGTTTGCTGCGTGCCTCACTGTAGTATTTCTTATATCAGTTCAAGAGAATTGATTATCTTGGAAAATTCGGGGCGGCGAATCTAGGAGCTTTATTTAAATCAACTGCTGCTGCCGGTTGTTTTTGAGATAGATTTTTTTCTGACCATCTATTAAACATATCGTCATTCGCATGATAATTTGGATTTCTAAAAAACTGGAAATTCTGATTTCGAGTCATCTCGTGATTGACCTTGCTTAAAATGCCCCAGATATAGTTGTTGGGCAATTCAAAACCCATCATTTGATCCACTGTGCCCAATATATTGTTCTTTGGCAATTGTTTAAACCATCTTTTAGGGATAATGCAAACTACCACAGAGAAATCCCCGGCACGACTTAGCAAATCAACAAGATTTTGGACTTCCATTTGCTTGAAAGAGTTTATAAACTTATCCCTGTGAACGCCCTCAGATTCGTTTATATGGCCCCACGCCGTTTTATCGTCTGTTTGTCCTACAAACAGATAATGATTTAAAACAAGCCGCTGTAGCTCGTCTATGCCACGTCCATATTCAACGGGCGAAGTCTCGGTCAGAAAAAAATCTTTAAATCCATGAAAGTTCATGTGGTTATTTAGGGCTATACAGTTCTGTTTTCCTGTGGTACAATCCAGCAAATCTTTACACAAGGAGTTTTTGAATGCCTTCTCCCAACTTTACTGAAAGAAAAAACCCTGCGATTCGTGATTCTGATTATGTAAAATCAGTAAGTATTTGTCTTAATCCACAAGATAACGGTGGAGAGTCGGTCACCTTGGAAGTTGATTTCTTTCATAATGGCGATCCAAAGAACTCTATTTATACAAATATTCACATTCAAAGCGGTTGTTATGGAGTGCATTCTAACCGCCAAAGTTTTTTTGGTGTGAGCATTGAAGCCTTTAGTGAATCTTTTCGACATATGACCGAAGTTGCATATCTGCTCGAAAAAGAAGGCCGACCTGATACCAAAAAGCCCGAAACCGTATCGTCCATGCAGGGACTTCATACAAAAGAGTCTCACAAGCTGGAAAAGATCAAAGAATTGATCGAGAACGCCGAAGATTACGACGTTCTATATGACATTGCAACCATCGTTGGGGCTGATGTTGAAACATGAATATCTTTCCTGAAAATGCCGATATTTCACCCAGCAAACGGGTAAAATTTGGTATTGATCCCACGTTTCCCCGATTACACCTTGGACACTTTATTCCAATTCGTCTTGTCAAAAAGATGAAGGAACAAGGTCATAAGGTAACTATTGTCCTTGGAACATTTACCGCCCAATTAGGCGACCCGTCAGGACGTGATAATACACGTCCTATTTTGTCTGAGAATGAAGTCAAGCAAAACGCCGATTCAATTCTTGAAACGGTTAAAAACTTGCTTGGCGACGATGTTGATTTCTTTCCAAATCATTGGATACACAATTCGATGACGCTCCCGAACTTCCTTCGGGATATTGTCTCTAAATTTACGCTAAGTCATATGATTAGCAGAAATGCATTCGCAAATAGGATTGAAAATAATCATCCTATTGCAATGCATGAATTACTTGTGCCAATGCTCCAAGGTATGGATTCGGTACATTTGAAAACTGAAATTGAAATTGGCGGGCAGGACCAACTTTTTAATTTTCAAATTGCTCGTAGTCTTCAAGAAAGTCACGGGCAAAAGCCGCAAACCTGCATTATGTTGCCAGTTATCAATGGCACCGATGGCAGGAAAATGAGCAAGTCGTTTGGCAATTGCATTTTCTTAGATGAAACAGCCACAGATATTTTCGGGAAAGTAATGAGCATTCCCGATTCAGTCATGGTTGAATGGTTTCCACTACTTACGGATTGTTCCGTAACTGATTTGCATCCAATGGAAGCAAAAAAGAAATTGGCATTTGAAATTGTCAAACAAATTCAAAGTGAAGACGCAGCAAAAGATGCTCAAATCTTTTTTGAAAAAACTGTGCAACACAAAGAATTGCCTGACAATATTCCTATCACTCATGGCGACCGGACCTTACTTAAAGTCGTTCAGGAAATGAGGAATTGCAGTATTACTGCTGCCCGAAAACTTCTGCTTGGCCGAGGCGTGAAAATTGATGGTGTTGTTTGTTTGGATGGCAACACACCTATTCTACATGGCCAGATCATTCAAGTGGGCAAAAGAGATTTTACAAAAGTTTCTTGAAGTCAGACTTGCCATTTTCTTTTGATTTGTTTAGAGTAACTTCTCGTTGCTGGAAACACCTACTTCAATCGGGAGAAGCGAATGAAAACGCCTTGGATTATTACTGCAATTGCTGTCATTGGTTGTGGCATCACTTCGTATGGTTATTATGCGAAGAATCAAGACAACCAAAAATTGGCAATCGGCAACATCATTTATGTTGCTGAAAATCGTCTTCTTAAAGAAGAAGTAAATACACTGGAAAGAAAACCCTCTTATGAGGAAGGATGCAGAGATACCATTTTGAAAATGGGTGGCCCACAAACGCCCGGTGCTTATATGGATGGCTGGAATGCTGCCATCCTTACACTCGATACCAGAAATTATGCTGACGGTTATCATGCTGCAATCCAACAATTTGGCTATGTCAAAACCAATGGAAATCGCTGGATTGTCGATCCGCCTCTAGCCGAACCAAAATCTGAAAAGTCTGAACCCAAAGGTCAGCCTGTGAAATATCCACCCAAAGAAGAAAAATAAAAACAATTCAATTCCAAACAAGGCAGGACTAAACATCCTGCCTTGTTTGCTTTACAGCCCACAAATTCTGTGGTAGAATCGAATTGTGAATCAGAGTAATATGAAATACTGCACTTACGCTAGATTCAAAGGCATCATTGGATGGTTCATGGGCTGGTACTTAGTCGGGATCGCAGAACAACCAATATTCGGCGGTTATTCTGCCGATTTCGCCAGCATGGGTTGTCACTTGATGCTAATTGAACTTGATGCGCCTTTACCATACAAGTTTTATTTTTTGCCCAAAGGGGCAAAAATCATTCAACGGAGATAGAAAATGAACGACGAAACAAATACCACCAATGAAATGAAAATGAATTTGGGCGGTACGAAAAGTGTCGTATTCAGTTTCGACACAACTGGTTCAATGAATCCCTGCATCCAGCAGGTCCGAAAAAATTTGCGTGATCTTGTTGAAATGATGACCGGCGATATTCCCGATCTTAAAATCGGACTTATTGCACACGGCGATTATTGTGATGGTGATAAGTGTATGACTTTTCTTGATCTTACTGATGATCTTGAGAAAATCATGAACTTTATCAACAACACACCCAATACGGGTGGCGGTGATGCCCCTGAATGTTACGAATATGCTCTCGAAACAGCCAAGAATATGTCTTGGCCAGAAGAGGGTGGTTCGCTCGTCTTGATTGGTGACGATGAACCTCATGAGAAAAATCCCAACAATCTCGATTGGCGAAATGAAGTCAAAGAATTGCTGGCGAAAAACATCAAAGTTTTCCCCATGCAATGTCTGCATAGCCCACACCGCCCCGGACCAAACAAGTTCTGGGAGGAAATTAGTGGTCTTTCCGGCACCCCACTTCTTCTCTTGGAATCATTTCAAGACAGTGCCAATGTATTGGAAGCCGTCGCCTATGCTTCTGCTGGTGATGAAGCATATAAGAATTACAAAATGAAATATGACGCCGAAGTAGCAGGTGGTGTGCGAACGTGTTCCACTTCTAATATGGTTGAAAATCAATCCAAATTGGAAGCCTACGCCAACAATAGAGGCGAAAAAAAGGAAGAATAAAATGGACAACAAACGAATTGTTATTTACGGTGGTGGCACGGTTTCCCATGTCCGAAACCATCTGGCCCTTTGTGCCCCTGCCTATGGCGGCACAGCAAAACGTCTGGCAGAATTGGCCAAAGAAATTCTGCCCAACATGGATGTTGATCTTCGGCTGACCAAAATGGCTGGCGGTCGGCTGGAAACCAATGAAGATATTGCAAAAGATATTGACGAATTGGTTCAAGATGATACCACAAGAGTTGTCATCATGTCAGCGGCTCTGTGTGATTTCAACGGGAAAACTGGCGAAACACCCTCTGGCAAATATGCTGCAAGGTTGAAAACCCGGTATCTCCAAGACCCCATCGAACTCACAATGGCGAACAAAGTCATTCGTAAGGTTCGAGAAACCCGCAAAGATATTTTTCTTGTTGGTTTCAAAACAACTACCGGAGCAACGCCCGACGAACAATATCTCGAAGGGTTGAATCTTTGTAAAAAGGCGTCATGCAATCTGGTGCTGGCAAATGATACAGTAACCAGATTGAATATGATCGTTACGCCCGAAGAATCTCGATATTCTCAAACAACTGATCGAGAAGCAACACTTCGAGAATTACTCAAGATGGTTTTTCATCGCACACACCTGAACTTCACCCGTTCAACAGTGGTCGATGGAAGTCCCGTGCCGTGGGACTCAGAACAAGTCCCGCCTAGCCTCCGTAAAGTGGTTGATTATTGCATTGAAAAAAATGCATATAAACCTTTCAACGGAGTGACGGCGGGACATTTTGCTTGTAAGATAAACGATACAACTTTTCTTACAAGTATTCGCAAGACCGATTTCAATGAATTGCCGAAAAATGGTCTGGTGAAAATCGTTACGGATGGACCCGATACCGTACTCGCCTATGGTGCCAAACCATCGGTCGGCGGGCAAAGTCAACGAATTGTTTTTCATGACCATCCTGATGTTGACTGTATTGTTCACTTTCATTGCCCGCTAAGTGATACTTCAAAGGTTCCTACCGTATCTCAAAGAGAATTTGAGTGTGGTTCACATGAATG